TTCTTATTAACTCAAACTCGTTTTTATATACCCCTTCTATATCTACATATTGACCATAAAACCCACTAGAAACATAAAAATCAGATTTATCTTCATCATTAGGTGGTATTGGGGAAATGATGTTTTTTGAATCATCATTTCCCGAATCTTCAACTTTAAATCCAAATAATTTAGACATTAGCAATCAATAAAAACCTATCGTACTATTTATTATCAATTTTAAATTCCTTATCAGGATTCTCCTTCTCCAGATAATCTTACTCCCGTTCCACTAGAATCATATCTAATTGAATCATACCATTGAACTTGTAGATCAACAGTAAATTCTTCAACTGTGTCTGCAGCATCATATGTTAAGTCAATTGGGCTAACTCCAGAAGGCCAGCAACCTTTAAATTCATATGACTTTAAATATGGAACTGAATCAGTAGATCCAGGCAATCCACCAGAAACACTGCCATCAGCAATTGTTCCAGTAAATCCTCTTCCAAGTTGATGTACTTTCATATCAGCTTGATATAAAGCTGGAGTAATTACGCCAGCATTGTCATCTAACTTATTAATATAATGCATCCATTTTTCAAATGAATTTCTAATTCTGAAATTAGTATCGTTGATAACAGTAATAGTCCAAGGATCAAATGTTCTATCACCAGCAATTTTTAAATTTCTTCCTCTAAATGGAATATCAATAACACCAACACTTGATGCTGGTAGTTGTGCTGCTTTGATTAAAAATCTTGAATCAGTTACCATATCACTATATTCACTATCTTGCACTAATGCAGGGAAAGCAATTTCTACTTCAAATAAGTTAGCTCTTGCCCCTCCTCCAATCAACTTAGACTTAAAAATGTCTATAGATCTTTCATTAAATTTTGGTTGATTTGTTGCCATTTTTTTAGTTCTCCTTTAAAGTATTAAGAATTAATTATGATCAAGCAGCACCTGTCACTTCAGCGAATGAAATGCCAGTTCTTGTTGCAACAAAAGTTAGTCCAATGAAGTTAATAGATCTTGCTGGTTGTACATAAATGTCAGCTCTAAACTCTCCAGCATCAATCACATCTGGAGTATTATTGGATTCATCGCATATCAATTGATAATCACTGATTCCTCTCTTTGCTTGAACATCACGTAGGAAAGGATCGACAATATTAATAAAGTTGGTTCTTGTGATAATATCATTAAACTCAAAAAGTTGATCTCTTGCAGCAGATTCTATAGATCTTTCAAGTGTTAAGAATAATCTTCTTACATTGATTCTATCGAATGCTGATGCATAATCAATGGCGGTTTTATCACCAAATAAGATAAATCCAGATCCTGTAGTAGAAATAATTGGGTTTATTCTATTTGTATAAAGTTCATCTCTTTGAGCAGGAGATGGATTATATGCCAATTTAACTGCATTATTAATAGAACCTCTTGCTGTTCCTGCAGGAGAGAACCAACTAAAGTTGTTGATTGAAGTTCTTGCCATTAATCCAGCAATATCTGCATTACATGCGACATATTCAAACTTATTGTTAAATCTATCAAACATGTACTTATATCCACTGTCAAATACTGCATAAGAACTTCCAGTTAATGCGCTGAAGAACTGAATAGCATTATTTGTCTGAGTAGTAGAATCACTTACATTTACAATACCTGATCTATGTGGTGAAATGCAAGCGATGCAATCTTTACGAAGATTTGCTAAAGATATTAAAGCATTTGCTTTTGCTTGTGATTCATAAATTGTAGAACCACCAGAAGGACCAGAAATAATGAAGTTAATTGGATATTCAGCAGCATTATTTAAAGTTTGATATGCAGATACAACATCAGTTAACTGAACACTATATCCACCAATATTGTTGTTTCCACTATAATCAGCACCACCAGTTAAGGAGTATACTTTAGCTCCAGCAACATCAAAAGCAGTTCCCTGTGCTTCAGAACCCCAAACACCAGAAGAAGCAGTAAATGCGGTATTAGAAGATCCAACTTGTGTTAGACTGGAACTTGCACCAGATTCTGGGAAACCAGCATAAACATAATTTGATTCAGAAGCAATGACATCTTTATAATAATTTGCTTGGGAAGGTATTACTCTTCCATCAGATGCTTTAGATACACTAATGTATTTTTCAAGAATATTTCCAGAAATTCCAGTAACACTACCTAAATCATCAACAACAACAACATGCATTTCATCATTTTTACCACTTCTCTCAGCAGACCATTGTGAAGTTGATGGTTTTGGTGCAATAGATTTCCAATAAACTGTAGAGTTAGTTAATCCAAGAGTTTGTTGATCATACCAATCAGAAATAGTACCATCAGTTGAAGATACTGTAGCAATACCAGAAGGATATCTAATTGTATATGAAGATGAAGATGGATCTCTAAATGAATTTAAATCAGAATTTGGTGAATATGTTGCAGCGGTTACAATATCATTGTTATCAATTCTATCAACGATTTTTACAGAAATGGAACCTTCTTTTACTTCAGTAATTATTCCTCTAAGTTTTCCTGAGAATGATGCAGTTGTTCCTGCTCCTGTTGCATATATAACCTGATATAAGGATTGAGAAATAGAATAACCAACTTCAATGTCTTCCCCAGAGAAAACTGTAGCAACTGTACCAAATCTGACTGATAAACTTGTTAAACCAATTGGGTTTAGAGATGCTGGAGTAATTGTTATATTTCCGAGACCATCTGAAGTTGAAGTAATTCCAGAAACTACAGTAGTATTATCAAAAACACCACCCAAAAGAGATCTTACATACTGTCCAGTTGCAATTCCTGTGGTATTTACTCCAGTAAGAGTTGTTGCAGTAGCATTAATATCTGCAGTAGATGTAGTGACTTCAGTGAAAACTTCAGCAGGTGTTGCTGCAGTAGTAATACCACTAATTATTTGATCTGCTGCATTATCGATTACACAAACTTTTAAACCATTTGACCAAGAACCTGGATTTTTTGATGCCCATGTCCATGTGGTATCATTTTTATGATTGTTTTCATAATCTTCAAAATTATCAATTTTTAAAGTAGTTGATGCATATCCAATAGCGGAATTTGCATTATTTAAGTTCTCTCCACTGCATCTAATGATTCTAAGAGATCCGCCATAAGAAAGATAGTTTGATGCACTGAGCCAATATTCTGACTGACCATCTGTTGATATTGGTTTTCCAAAAAACTCTAAAAGTTCCTGTTCGTTTGAAACCAATGTTGGTATATTTACTGGACCCTTTGAAAATGGTCCTGCAATAGCACCAACTTGTTCATTTCCAGGATCAACTCTTCCAATAGTCAAATCCACTTCCCTGATTTTGACGCCTGGTGATGCTAAGTTTAACGCCATTTGTTTTTCCCCTTGAAGAAATTCATTTTGCCTAAAAATATTTATAAATTAGGCACTCTACAATGGGGAAATCGATAATGAACAGTTACCAATCTGGATAATAGTAGTATTCTGAAGGTTGATTGTATGATTTTTTCTTTTGATATTTTTCTTGACGCTGTTCTTTAATTCTTTCTATTGTGCATTTTTTGCATTCATATGAGTAAGCAGATGGAGAAGTTCCTCTATTTTTTCTTGAGAGATAATAACTATCAATTAAATTTTTTAACTCTCCACAAGTTCTACATCTTCTTTCCGATAAAAATAAATGCTCTAAATCGTATTGCTTTTCTATATCCATTTTGTTTTAATTGTAATCCCACATATAAGAAACATCTCCATATTCATCGCTATACCATCTATCTCCGTCTTTATCAATAAAAGATGCTTGAGAATCTAAACCATCACTAACAAAACCAAAAGGTGCCATGTCTTGTTCTATTTGATTTTTTTGTTCTTCATATATTCTTTTTCTGACATTAATCTTGTACAACTAACCAGGAAAATATAACCAAACACATTGCAAGGTCGTCATTGCAACCTTCTTCAGCTTCAAATGATCTATTTTTTTGAATAAAAGTTGTCAATTCACTAATAATATCATAATCTTGAATAAGTAATTTATCATCTTCAATAATAGTTTTTAAGTTAGAACATCCAATTTTTTTCACAGTTTTTGACATCTTAATGCCAAGTTGAGATCTTTTTCCAGAAAATCCTTGACCGACTAATTGCCCTGCTCTGCCTCTCATAGAGCACATAAGTAAATTTTCATATTCCAGATCAAATTGCAATATACTAGATACTTGTTCTCCTATATCGTTTACTTCCACTAAAACAAAAGATTTATTATATACATTTGCTATATCGTAAATTATATTAGGAAAAAGCAATGGTTTTATTTCATTATTTTTGTATTTTGCTACTACTTTATATGGAAGAGTAGTTATATCAAAAACAACAAAAGCAGAATAATCATTACTCATACCCCTAGAAACATCAACTGTTATCATATAAGTATGGTTTTTAATTGGTTTTTTATAAACATCCAATCCTTTATTCTTTGTAATTGGATCTTCATAAACCATAGAACGTAGTTTTGATGGAGCGATTAGCGTATCGACCGATCCTAAAAATTCGCACTCAAACTCTTGAGTAAACTGACGTTCTGAAGTATTTCTTATAGTTTCTTCTTTCCATGCTGCATCTCTTCCAGGAACAGCACTCCAATGAACTTCTAATGGAATATATCCATTTTTATTTCTTTCTGCATCATGCCAAAGTTTATAAAACATGTTCATCCCGTTTGGAGTAGAGATGATTATAACTTTTGTACTTTTACCAGAAGAAATAGTAGGATACACAGAGCTAAAAAACTGCTCTGCAATATGGTTTGGAATGAAAGCAAATTCGTCCAGGAAGATGATGTTGAATGAGTTTCCTCGAACAGCAGATGATGAGGTAGATGCTGCTACAATTTTACTACCATTTTCAAGTTCAAGGGAACCTTTATTCCAAGAACCAACACCCTGTTGCAACCACTTGGGTAAGTTTTCATAGGAAAGTTGCAATCTTCCTAAAAGTTCTCTTGCAGTCTCTGCTTTGTTTGCAAGTATTGCAATTCTTATGTTATCATTAAACAAAGCATAATGAAGCAAATAAGAAACTACCGTAGTGGATTTACCAGTCTGACGAGGTAGTTTTGCTATATTAAATCGGTTATTATGAAAGTTTGAAATAAGCTCCTTTTGAAAATCATACATCTTAAAAGGAATCAAACCATGATCAAGTGAAACTATTTTAATATAATTTAATGCAAAATATACAGGATCGTCTTTACATTTTAAGTATTCCTGTATTTGCTCAGATGTGAATTCAATTTGAACATTTTCTGCTTTAAGGTTTGGATTTCCTTTATAATTCTTATCAATCATAAATTATTAAAATCTAAATTAATTAAAACTTCTTGTTGTTTTATATAAAGCTTAACGTAAGATTTTGCAATATTTCTAATTTCTTCTATATCTCTACAAGAATCAATAATTCTTGCTTGAGTTTCATACTCAAATTTTTTGGATAAACTATCTATAGTTATACTATCTGGATTCATTTTCAATTCCTACTTGTATTAATGGTTTTGTGGGATCTCTAAAATGTGGCTTATATGAAAGAACAATAGCACCTGGATAAATTTTTTGAATTTCATAACTAACTTCCATCTTAGATGGTTTTCCTATTTTTGGGAAGAATAATTGGATACTAATATACCTTCCTCTCCAAGAGAGCATAACATAATAAGTTTTTCCTCTTTCTTGGATTCTAGTATAATTTTCTTCAATTAAAGATGATTTTAATGGGGTTGGTTTCATTATATCAATGAATTCATAATCCATTGCTTTGAAATCATCTCTCCAATTAGAATAATTATATCCTTCGGTCTTATTACCCCAATTAGAAGCTCCAACTTTTCGACATTTTACCAATGCACCAGAAGCATAAGCACTTGGCCAAATTTTATAACGAGATTTTACTTTTTTATAACAAGCATCTTTTTTCTTTTCATCAATTTGATTTCCTTCTAGTTCATAACTCTGCTTTAACTGATTAAGAATTTTATTTCTTTCAGCGGCTCTATCTTTAATAAATCTCAAATTTCCACCAATATTAGCTGGATTGCCAATTTGTCCATAATTTGGTTTAGGTTTAGGTGCTGTTGATTGTATAGGTCTACTTATTGATGAAGTAGTTGGTCTTGTTGTTTTAATTGGAGTGGATGGTCTTGAATATGTTGGAGTAGATGGCCTTGAATATGTTGGAGTTGTTGGTTTAGGTTTGTTTGTATTGTCTATACCTTTAGTAGTATCTCTTATGACATTTCCACCACTTTTTGTTGCAATAGTTATTTTCCGCAATGAAGCACGTAAGGCATACCGGGTTATCAGAACAAAAATAGCAGATCTTAATGCATGTTTCTTCTTCGTCAGAAAGTTCTGCTTTCATTTTACTGGAACCACATTTTGGCTTTGTAGTTTGTCCTGGTTGTTTAGCGCAAGGTTTTCCAGCATATTTCCCACCTAACTGCACCCACCCAGGAGTTCCATCTGAAGATTTACTTTTAGTGAACCAATCTCTAAGTGAATAATCCCCACTTTTTCTGGACTCTTCTAAGTTCATTTGATTATTTTTTAAATATTTAGATATT